GGGCGCTTTCCAGAAGCTCGCAATGACCTTCCCACTCCGTGACCAAGGCCACAACCAGCGCCTCGTCAGCGGTCAGTTCGTTGGACTTCACGTAGTCATCCACAGAGATGAACGCCAACGGAGGAAACGCAGCCATCAGGAACGTCTGTTGAGGGGTGGCCGCCTTTGCAGCAGCCAACTCGCGCAGCTTGGCCAGGAAGTGCTCCGCCTTCCGCAAGTCCTGCAAGCCGTTCTTCTTGCGCCACCGGGTGACGTACTTGGTGACCTGCCCTTCAAAGTACCCCATGCACCGGCTGGCAACAAAGTCCCAGTGCTGAATGGACGCCTTGTAGTGATGGCCGCCCACTTGGGTTTCATTGGCGGAAGATTGCATCGCGGTGCTCCTTGATGTGGGTGAGAATCTCCAAGGCCACGTCAGTGGGGTTCATGGAGTCCAGATAGCTGATGTAGTTGGCCAAGCACCCTTCAATCAGGCGGTTGCCCCGGTAGGCTTCACTCAGGCAGAAGAGTGCGCCTTCCAAGCAGTCGGCCAACTTCAGCGTGCGTGCCTCAGTGTCGCTGATAACGGGTTGCGGGATGTGGAGCGACTCAAACAGTTCGTCCTCCATGGCGTCAAACACGGGCTTGACCCCGTACTGCTTTTTGACGGGCGCAGGAACGTCCCCGGTGGTGTACTCCGGCGCGTCGTGCATCATGGCGACCAACAGCAGGTCTTTGCTGCAAGCCCCGTTGGTGAGGACGTACACCAGCCACATGACGCCATAGGTGTGCTCGCCGACGTTCTGTTGCTGTTGAGTGTCCTCGGTATGGTAGCGGCGGACTCGTGCTGACCGCACAATCATCGTCAGCTGGCGGGTGAGTAGAGCGTTCATTGTACTGGCACCCCCACTCCGTCACCGCTCATCTGCTTGCGCAAGCGGCGCTCCAACCACTCCACCCCGGCTGCACGCCAGTCTGGAGCCTTGCAACCACCGGCCAAGGTGATGGCGCGGGGCAAGTCTCCGTCCTTGTAGGCGGCGTGCGCTGACATCATGGGCACAACCACGTCACGGAAGAACGGATGCCGTCCATGATGGTCAGCGGTAGGGAAGTGTGCAACGGCTTCACAATCAGCCAACCACGCTTCTGACTCCTCCGGCGCGAAGAACAGCGGGAACGTACCCATGCCCTGAGCATAGCGGTCGTCTGCCGTGTAGCGGATAGACCACTGAGCCTTGTCAGCTGCAGAGGCGTCCATCAGGCGCTGGCAGTCCTCCCGGTCAACGTACATGTGGAAGTTGTTGCTGAATTGGTAGTACACCCCCACCGGCACGCCCAAGGTACGTGCCATGAACTCTTGCAAGAAGCTCATGTGCACGACGTTGGCGCCATAGCAGCCCCAGATGGCGTCGTTACTGCGGTTGCAGACGGTCATGTCCATCACCCCGCGTGTCATATCGAAGTACACCTGGGTGTTGCACGGCACGTCCTTGGCGTTGATACCGCCCACCCCGCCTTCGGCAGCAATCAAGTCCCCGTTGGGCGACCACATGGTGAGCACGGCACGGCGGCTCTTGGGGTCACACTTCAGCAAGGCGATGATCTCCTTGAGTTGATCAAAGCCAAACCACGCACGCCAGCGGAACCCGTAGGCTCCGTGCAGCACCGCACCGTCATCACTGAAGGCGGTCATCTGCTTGGCGTAGTAGCTCACGGTGTCAACGTCGTTGCGGCCTGCCAGCATCCAGAGGGCTTCGTACAAGTGGAAGAACGGGTTGGCGTCACGCAGGGCGCTGTACACCACGCGCTGCTCCGGCTTGGTGTACACGCTGATGACAGGAGCCGGGGCTTGAACCACACGACCGTTGCGGCTGTCATTGACGACGCCGGACGTTTTGAGCCACCACAGCGCGTCCTCCAAGGCGGTGTTGGGGTTGGCTGCGGTAATGGGGCGAATGTTACTCATGGTTGAATGCTCCTTGCATAGAAGAGTGGATGAATTGGGCCAGGTCTGGGGACTGCCAGCCTTCCGGCTTGACCACTTTGCCGGTCACTGGGTCACGGGTGACTACACCGTTGGGGAACTTAGCCCAATTGGCCTTGCTCACTGCGCGGTAGGCGGCCACCGGGTCAGCGCCTTGGGCGGCTGCTGCGCCAATGCTCACCCAAATCAAGTCCATGTCAGCGTCCAGCAGCTGCGTGGCGGTCTCCTGGTCCATGATGCTTTCCAGCGACAGGTCGTGCTCGCCTCGTTTGAAGCGGCTGGCCTCCGCTTGAAGTGCAGCGGGGAGCTCAGAAGTACCGCCCAACACCACCTCCAGCTTCTCAGCCAGTTCTTCCATCTGCATGCCAATGTAGAAAGCGGCTTGACGGAAGTCCAGCGTGGGAACCTCCGGCATTTGTCCGGCCTTCACAAACCATTGCTGCGTCATTGTGATTTCACTCATGTCGTTCTCCATGTTACGTCGAGGGTTTGAACTTAGACCGGGGTGCGCCCTCGCCATTCCGCACTCTGGACCATTTGTCGTACTCGCAGAGCGAGTGCTCAATTTCGCGTAGCTCCAAGCGCGGGTACAGCTTGGACGGCTTGGGCCACTCTCGTCTGGTTTCTGCCAGCAAGGCTTGCATCATACTCAGCGCCGGGGCTTCCTTGCGCGGAGTGGTCTTGGGCTTGCCCTCCACTATGTTCAGTCCGCGCAGAGCACCGGGTCCAGCGTGAGCGAACGTGTTGATGTCCGGCCAGTGGCCGCCAAGGGCAGTCCAGCGCATGTCGCACACCACTTCGTAGGCCATGAACCCGCCCCAGCCGTACCCGGTGCGCAGCACTGCGTGGGTGGCCTCCATGCTGACCGGGATGGCAGCCTGCACTTCCTTCTGCATGTCACGGACGTTGCCCAGCACCTTGTAGGCGGTGAACCACGGCTTGTCGTGCGGACGCGGGTCATTCTTGTTCAGCACGTTGGTGAGCATGTACGCTCCGGTGTACACCTGCGCACCCCGCGCTTTGCGGTCGTTCATGATGGCGCGTAGGCGCTCCGGCTCCCACTTGCTGAGGTCTTTGGCGTGAGGCCAAGCCTTCTTGTCCGCAATGAGTTCCGCCAGCGTACCGGGGTGGTTGATTTGTCGCGCTGCGCAAAGCATGAACCACAGGTTGGGGTGGTCAGCAAACGGCTCGCGAATGTTCTGCCGCACCCAGATGGTCACCGTGTCCAGCTCACGGTACACGTTGCAGAATCGGTACGTCTGCAGCACTGGGTCCACCGTCCAAGGGGCTGCTTGACCCTTCTGACGGCGCACGTATATCTCGTGACGCTCGCGCATAAAGTCTGCGAACTGGTCAAAGTTCGGCCAATCACTCTTGTTCATAGTCAAGCCTCCATCGTGTGTAGGGGCGTGCGTCCTTGCCCACGGTGCCTTGTTTGATAGCCCGCAAGCGAGTACCCCGCCCAAAGAACCGAGCCACTTCCGCTGCCCGTGTGTAGTATTCGTGCGTGGGGGCGTTGCCGTGCTCGCACACGAACTCAACCGCCTTGAAGGGTGAGTCCTCCAACGCACGCATCAGGAAGCGCCGGTTGACGCTCCCCAGCCCACCTACGGCGGCTGTGTCCACCGCGCTGTAGTAGGCATTGCAGAACGCCATGTGCTTGGGCTTCATGGGGCGGCTCCACAGGAAGCCTACCACCTTGCCGTCCAACTCCGCCACGTACACCTGGTGCTCCGTGAACGCCACCTTGCGCATGGCCTTCAGGCTCAGGGGAGGGTTGGCAAAGTCCCGAGTGTACGGGCTACGCTTGGCCAGAGCGTTGCAAGCGGCTTCATCAGCCGGAGTGCCCAGTCGAATGATCACTGTCATGTCAAGGCTCCTTGCGTAAGGTGACGCCGAACAACTTGAGCGTCTGCTTGACCGCCTGAGTATGGTCGATGATCACCACACGGCGACCAAACTCAGACCGAATCTTCTCAATGCTCTTGTTGACAGAGTTGAATTTGAACTCCGTGTTGGCGGGGTCCAGCGGCTTGTCGTTGCCCTTGGCTGCGCGGCGCTGCTTGATGCGCCCCAGGCACGTAGCCAAGGGTGTGTCAAGGAAGGCAAACACCACGTCGTTGCCGTACTTCTCACTGCTGCGCCCGATGTTGCCGTAGCTGCTGCTGACCAACGCGCCTTCAAACAGGACGTGATCACCGGCGTCTGCGGCTTTCTCAATGCGCGGCCAGATGTCGGCGTAGGGCTGAATGGCGTCACACCCTCCGCACGCGGTGGTGTAGCTGCCGACCACAAACAGGAGGCCTGTGGGTAGCTCTACGTGGTAGCCCAAAGGCTTTTTCGGCTTGTCCGGGTTGATAACCGGGGTGCTGCCGTACTTGGCGAGAATCTTCGCGACCACGGAACTTTTCCCGGAGCCATGAGTGCCGCGCAATGAGACGATTGTCATAGCGCCTCCTGCACTAACCGTTGAGCTTGCCATGCAGCCAACACTGTACCGTTCTTTGCTCCGCCCGTACTCACCCACGTGTTGGGGCTGATTTGGGCGAAGTAACCGGCCTTGTGGCCGTCCACGTAGGGGCGCACGCCCACGTTCACAGTGTGCTTACCCTGCAGGCCAAACAGCTTGCCAGCACGCTCCACGGTATCCTTGACGCGCTGTTGCTCTTCCTTCATCCACGTAGCCTGCACCAAGGCGGTGCCGTCCCCCATCCACACGGTGCGCTTGTTGAGGTTGACCGCCACTGCTTGCCGGTAGGGTGCATACACGTGGATGCGCGGGTCTTCCATTTGAGTGCCGGTGAAGCGGACGGAAGCCCCGTACAGCCCCTTGATGGCGGGCATCTCCACCAAGTGCTGAGACCAGATGCCAGCAGCCACTAGCACCCGACCTTTGAACTTGCGCCCATCCTCCAGGGTGACTACACCGTCGCCTACGGTAGCGACCTTGCCCACAACGTCGGGCTTGACCAACACGGAGTCCGGGTCAACGCGCTTGGCCTTGAAGGTCTTGAGCAGGTTGGTCTTGAACACCAAGTCCTCCACCTTGTACAAGGCGGTGAGCACCTCCATGGCGGTGTCAATTTGGTTGCGCTCCAGGCTGCTGAGCCAGGACGGAGCCAGCACGCACCCGGAAGCCTTGCTGGCAGCCAGCTTCTCTTCATTGCTGATGACGGTCACGGTGTGACCTTTGGAACGGGCTAGGGTAGCGGCAATGCTGCCAAACAACCCATTGCCCACGATAACGACATTACGCTTTGCCATGGGGAAGTCCTTTCTGAAGTTGACCTGCCAAGTCACCCCAGCCTGTCAAGCCGTGGTGAACTTCGCGGGTGTCTTTGCCTACCGGGTAGTGACCCTTGAGGTGGCTCTTGTATTTGCAGAAGATGGTCTCAATCTCCTGCACGTTCACCAGTCGGGGCGTACCGCCCGGAGCCTTGGCCCGCTTCTTGCTCCACAAGGCCACGTAGTAGGCCACCGTCGCCTCCAACTGGTCGTCTGTGATGGGGTACTCCCACAGCTTGCCGCCCGTGTCGTATTCGGCCAGAATGCCGGTGTGGTCGCTGAGGGGCGCTTGGCTGTACGCTACGGCGGCACCTTGACGCGGGTCTTTGTAGATGCCCAGGTGGCAGTCTGCAAAGTCGGTAGGGTAGCCCAGCACACGCTCGCTCATATCAGCCACCTTGAAGGCTATCCACGCACCAAAGCCCCGGTGAGACTGAACAGCCTTGGCCACTGACTTGTACGTGGGGGACACCTTGCCGTCCGGTTGGATGAACTGATCCACCGCGTGCTGAGCGTCCTTGGTGCCGTACCACTGCACCAGTTCACCCATGGCTTGAATAGCCTGAGCGCCCCGGAAGTGACGGCGCTCCGCCCCCCGTGGCCACGGCTTGCTGCCGTCGGGGTTCTGGCCTTCGTTGATGGCGGCTGTCATCATGGCCTCCCAGTACTTCTTGGGTTGCTTGATTTCAGCCAGTTTGGCCGCCGTACCGAGGCTGTAGAAACACCAGTACGCCAGTGACAGACGTGCCAGTGTGGGTTGGTCCAGGTTGGCGGCTGCAATTGCCACGTACACAGGGTCTAAGTCCTGAGTGCGCAGCAACGCATCGCCAAACTCTACTATTGAGAGTTGGGTCATTGTCGGCTCCTTGTGAGTGCGTCTGCCGGTTACGCGGCCACGAACACCTGCTTGCCCACGAAATAGTAGACGTAGCGCACGATGTGCTCTTCGTCGGCCTTGTCTTTGAAGGCTTCGACTAGGTCGGCGCGGGTGAACTTCTTGAGCTTCTTGGCGGTGTCCACAAAGTCACGGCTGATGCCGCGCTTGATGCTGGAGTCGTCACCCACGGTGTACTTGCGGTCGTCCGGCTTGCGGGCGGTACCACCCTTGGCCTTGGGTTCAGCTTTGGCCGGGGCTGCTTGTTTTGCTGGAGCCTTGGCTGCGGCCTTAGCAGGCTTGGCCCCAGCTGCAGCGGCGCGCTTGGCGCCGGCCTTCATGACCTCGTTGACCATGAAGTACATGGAGCGGGCAGCCTTGGCAGGGGCCTTTTTGGCGGGTGCCAGCGGCTTGGCCTCAGCTTGTTTGGCTGCAGCCACCTTGGAGGTAGCGGGTTGCTTGGCTGCAGCCACCTTGGAGGTAGCGGGTTGCTTGGCTGCAGCCACCTTGGAGGTAGCGGGTTGCTTGGCTGCAGCCACCTTGGAGGTAGCGGGTTGCTTGGCGGGGGCGGTTTTCTTGACGTCAGTCATTTGAGGTTCCTCTTTCAAAGGGATGATTCGAGCAGGGTCATAGGGCGTAGCAGGGTCTGCCACGATGCGCTCAAGGTGCTCTTGGGCCTTGGGCGACATTTCACGGTATTGCGTAGCGCCGAGGTACAACTCAGCGGCGCGGCGCACCGGGTATTCGGGGAACTCTTCCCACTCATCATGGAACTCACGGTTGTCGGCCTTCTTGAGCCCCAGGCTGTCCATGGGAATGTAGTAGGTGAACTTGCGTCCCACGGCCACCCGTATGCAGGTGTAGGATTGGCCGCGTCTGCGGCACACTACGGGGGCGTCCATCTCAGCAGACCTCAGTGGAGGCCAGGATGGTGATTGGGACTCCAGCCGGGAACATGCCCAGGAACTGGATACGGGGCTGGGGAATACGCTTGGCCACAGCCTCCTCCACCTTGGCGTGGAAGGCTTCATCCGGGGCAGGAAATAATTGAGTGCTGCTGTCACCGGGGACTGCGGTCTTGGGTTTGGCTTGAAAGTAGATCATGTGTCGGTTCCTATCACTCAGACGTTACGGTTTGTCTTGAGGGAGACGGAGTATAGTCCGTCTCCCTCCGAAAGTATAGCGGAAGATCAAACTTCCACCGGTGCCATGATGCCTTGTTGGACGCACCAGTGAGCGTAGCGCACAATCCGGGCAGTGTTGGCCTTCTTTGCCTCACCGCCCTTGCTGGGCACTTGCTTGCCGACGAACCGCTTGGTGAGGTCATGGACCGTGAACGTGCCCTTCTTTTGAGCGTACTCAACGAACTGAGCCAAGAAGCCCCATCCCTTGACCTTGCTGGTGTCAGCTACTTGGAGGGTGAGGGTGCGGACGGTAGTGTAAGCCATGATGAACTCCTAACAGTGGTACAGGTTGAACAGAGCGTTGACATTCGGTATCAACGTGAGACGAACTCTAAACCGGAACTTCGGGTTCGTAAAGCCCTTTTTAGAATAACCCGAAGTTCCGGTTGGTCTTTCAGTCGACGCGCTTGCGAGTCTTGAGGGCGTCCAACAGCACCTTCTGGGTGCGGTTCTTGCGCCGGAGGGCGTACATGACGCTCTCATCCACGGTGTTGCGGGCAATGAAGTGGTACACATGGAGGTGTTCGCTGTGGTTGCCTTGGCGGCGCAGACGACGGTTGAATTGGTCGTACAGCTCAAAGTCCCACGTGAGCGTGAACCAAGCTATGTGGTGTGCGTGGCTCTCCTGCAGGTTCAGGCCGTGGCCAATGGAGGCCGGGTGACCAAACAGCAGCGGTAGCTCGCCCCGGTTCCATGCGGCCTCCAACTCCTCCCCGCGTTGCCCGCTGACGCCCCCGCCAATGTAGGGCGTGTTGGGGAACCGCTTGAGCAGGCGCTCCAGGTCGTGGTTGAAGTCATACGCCACCAGCAGCTGTTGGCCTTGCAGTTCGTCAATCAGACGCTCCAACTCATCCAGTTTGTCGTCGTGCAACAGCACCCACTTGCGGTCAGCCTTCCGTCCTCCGTTGGTACTCACCGCCCCGGTCACTGGGTCAACGGTGGGGAGGTACAAGGCACCCGAGCACACCTGACGGCACTTACTGTTGGCGCTGCCGGAGTTGGCGGCCACAATCAAGTGCTGGTCCACTTGGGTGAGTAGCTCTCCCTCCAACTCCTCGTACTGCTTGCGCACGGTGGGCGGCAGGTCAAACTTGATGACGTGGTCCAGCTGCTTGGGCAAGGTGAGGTAGTCATCAGCGTCCATGCGCAGAGCCAAGGGCTGGAGGCGTGCGTGAATGGCCTCCTCAGCGCCCTCCTTGGGACGCCAGTTGTAGCCCATCTTGTCTGTGGGCAGGAAGTACGCTGCCTTGTAGTGCGTGATGTACTGACCGAGCGCATTGCCTTCGTCTAACACGTAGCACTGACCAAACAGGTCGAGCAGACCGTTGGAGGCCGGGGAGCCGGTCAAGCCCCACCTGCGGCTGAACTTCTTCAACCACGGCTTGACGAGCTTGTAGCGCAGAGTGCCGGGGTGCTTCATCTTGCTGAGTTCGTCCCACACCAACGTGTCCACGTTCTTCAGCAGAGCCTTGCCCGCTTCCGTCA